AAACCAGGAATCAACGGAGGATACTTTGACAATCCTGATTTACGGTTTGGAGTCACTTGTTATGGAATGAAACCTGAAAAATCTGCGACAGACTCTCTAACTCATAATAGTATTGAATTACCTCCTTCCACCGAAGAGATTGAATTTGAAAAGAAAGTCCAGAAGTTTCGTGAACAACTTGATACCACCACTGTTGATCCTTGGAATCGTTCCATATGGAGTTCTTCATAAAAAAATGATTATATGTATATTATTTGTATTATAATTTATAATACAAATAATATGAATAATCAATATATAGATAAATTTCTAAATTTAGATGCAAATTATATTCCAACCACACCAGGTAAAATACTCCTTCTATCAAAGTTGGATAATGCATTTATTGGTGAATTAATTAAGACTGCACCTTTACATATCGATGAACATACTATCACAATCAAACTGATTCGACCAGCATTTGGTCGCATTCAATATACAATTTCACATAAACAACTAGACCATATATACTTTCAAGTAATTTAACAATGGAATATAGTGCTGCTGGAGTATTATTTACAAATGGACGCATTGCGTTAGCAGGATATCATCCTTACAGAGTGCAATTATCTGGACTGGGTGGAAAACGGAATCCAGAAGATGAAACTCCCTTTGAAACTGCCTTTCGTGAAGTCTTAGAAGAGTTGTTTGGAGTTCATCCCGTTCCAGCTGCCTTTATGAAAGAGTTGCGCGATGTTTTTTTCTTTCCCGATACTATTTTATGCGACAACCATTATATCAATTATATTTATTCGTTTGAAGCATTAACACACTTCTTACATATGTGTAATCGAGCTGGTATTCGATCTTCCTTTTATAAAACCTTTCCCGAAACTGTGGAAGCCCTTGTATTAAATCGAATTCCAATTGATGGAGTGGAAATTACCCATCTTGCCTTGGTTCCGGTTGTGAATATCGCTCCGGTATTGGATCCTCTATTTCAAATGGATTTAGAAAAGATCATGGAAAGATAGAGATGTCTTTGTTTTCGAGCTTATTTGGTGGTGAATCATCGTTATTACCATCTTGGTTGGGTGGTAAAGCTTCTACTGCTCCTGCTTCTAATATTAATATTCGTAAAGTTCCGAATGTTTCTGCGGTGAATATTCCTAATGCTCCTAAAGTTCCAAATGTTTCTGCAATAAATGCTCCTAGTGCTCCTAATGCTCCTAATGTTTCTGCTAAAGCTGAAATTGAACGTGTAAGTTCCCGTATGAACGGTGGAAAGCGTCGCTCCTCTCGTAAAACTAAGCGTCGCCGACGGTCTTCTCGCCATTAAGCTCTGTATCATTTGTAATCCATTCTTCTTGCTCGCGTGCAATATATCCAAACTGTTCTAACACTTCTAACGAGGGTTGAATATACTCCGGCAAAAACATAATAATGGTTCCTCTCCAATCACGTACTGTTTCTTCCCAAGTTCCTTTTGGAATAAATTCTACAAATGACTCTAAGACCTCCATAGAAAATACATATTCCAAGATTGCTTTCCAATAAACTTCATACTCCTCTTTCCAGTCCTTTGGACGGAAAGAATAGTATTTTTTTGTAACAATGTGTGGAGATGTATGCAAAGACGCTTTTCGTAGCATACAGGTGGCTTCGCACATGGATTGCCAGATTCGCGTTTCCGATCCAATCAATGGAAGCTCTTGCTGTTTTGCAAATTCAAAAAATTCATCACACAGCATTGTGACAGCATCAATGGGTGCTATAATATCATAATATCGTGTGGAGTGAAACCACTGAGTAATTCCTTCTTCTAACTGTCTTGTTGCAAAGTTCTTCATAACAGTGTTGTTATAGTGTGTGTTTCTAAGATCTGGGAAACTATTTTGCAATAGGTTCCGCAGACTCCTTTTTAGGAGATGTTTTCTTCAAGTATTCAATACTTTTGACAGTTCGTACTTGTTGTAAAAACTCCAATATAGGTGCTGTTTGATCTGGTTGCTTCTTAGATGCAAAATAAGAGTGCAATGATTTTTCTAAAAAAGTCCAGGAGAGTTGTTCCGATTCAGATTTCACATTACGGGTTAAGGTGGCTCCATGAATTTCTAAACTGACATTTTTCATGTTCATTCCATCCAACAAGGTCAGAGTCTTCTTTTCATATTCGCTACGCTTCGTACGGGCATTTGTGACTTGTTTATTCAAGGTTTCCGCAAGATTATCAAAGTGAACCCAATGGCGAACGGCTTCGGATAGATCTGCGGTTGGTTTCGGTGCACTCATTTCTAGGGACTGCGAGTGTTGTTATAGGGTTAGAACGTAAAAAACCCCTTATCCTTCTAAGAAGAATAAGGGGTTCATGGATAAAACATAGAACGCAATTTTGTTTGATCTATATCTTTGTAATTGAATCGATATTGATTATACCATGCTTTTTTATTATTTGAAGTTATAATTAAATTTGATTTTCTATTCTTACTATCTTCATTTATTTGTAAATATCTATGTTCGAATAAAATAATCGATGGTATTACAAAAAATATGTCTGTCTTATAAAGATTTAACCAATAAAAATCATTATCATGTAATTCATAATTAATATATTTTCTAATTTTATTTGCAAAACCATTTCGTTTTTTAAGTGTAAATGAATATAAATATGGTTTACTTGAACTATTTGTTTTTTCTTGTACTTTCTTACCATTTACAAAAAAATCATATGGAAGTTGATTTCTTTCTGGTTCTGTAAATACAAGTGATGTAATAGAGGCTTCACGTTTTAAAGCATATTCATATTCAATCATACATTCAGGTGTTCCTGGTATATTTACTTCTTTCTTTGTATATTTCTTAGAAGATGTATAAAATTCTAACAATTTACTAGCAAGAGTTTCTTTCTTAATCTCATAATCAATATATTTATTTATTTTACCAATTCCAACATTAATTCGTTTTACATCAGGAATTGTTTGAAATCCCCAAAATCGTTCTTCCTCATTGCATACACATAACAAGGATTGTATTGTATATCCTCTATCAATAATAAACTTATATTGATTAAACACTACTTTTGTAGTAGCTTTAATTTGTAAAGGTAGCCATTCATCGGTCATACATGTAATTGGTTTAATAAGAAGATCTGTTTTACATGATTCTAAACATCGAAATACAGTAAATGAATCTTTTAAAATAGCTTCAATTAATAAAATAGATTTAAATTCAATTCCTAAAGAATCTTTTTTAATGAGAGATGGTTCTTTACATAATTTACATATATTATATGTTTTTCGATTCATAAATGAATGAAAATATACATTCTCTTGTACATGTTTACATTCATATTCTATTTTAAATTTTTTATATTTTGCTTTTGATACAGTTGTATCAAACTCTTCTTTTGTTGTAAGAAGTTTACATTTATATTCTTGAAATGCACTTGCATAATGATCATATGAAGACTTCGACATATTATTTCTACTATATTATTATAGTACATATATATTTAAATGCAAAAAAGCCAGTCTCAATATGAGACTGGCTTTTTAAAAATGTTAATACGGTAGAGGACGGGATTGAACCGCCGACCTTTCGGTTATACTGATAATCTTATCATAAGAAATCAACAGCCAAATACTCTGAGCCAACTGAGCTACTCCACCACCGATCCCATACGGATGAGATCGGTGGTGAAGTATTATAGTTTAGCTTGACCATGTTTCGATCATGGGACCCCTACGTTATGAGCGTAGTGCGCTAACCAACTGCGCCATCAAGCTTATTTTTGTTTTTTTATTTATTTTATAAGAGTTTCCCTAAGCATTTACGCAGTAGGGGTAACTGTCTTCAGGTAGTGCACCTTGAGGGAGCGCTGAAGGTTGAGGATGGTCACCTTGTCCGCCTCCGTAACGCCAAGAAGCGCGCGAAGAGCAGTGTCCGTGTTGATGTTCTGACCTGCCATCAGACCCTTTTCACGAGCATAGCCAATCACAGCACGCGTCACCTCGCTGCGGCTGAACTGGGTGCCCTTAGGCTTGCCAAGGAAAACGCACAGTGCATCAGACACATTGTTCAGCTTGGTAAACACGTAAGGCTTGTTGGAGGCAGGGGCACCATCGGCACCAGCCGCGGCTGCCTTGCGACCACGGCGCTTGTTGAGCTTCTTGGCAGCACGGACCACCTCGCGCTCCTGCTTCTTGTGATCAGACTGGATCGTCTTCACCAGAGCAACAACAGCGGCAATCTGATCGCCAAGCGCCTTGTGGGCAGCAAGGAGGGATGCACCATCATCCACAACGACTGCCTCCGCAGCAGGAGCAGCAGGAGCGGCAACGGGAGCAGGTGCAGGAACAGGAACAGGAGCAGGTGCAGGAGCAGGGGTAGGGGTAGGGGCAGGAGCAGCGGCGGGGGAGGCAGCGGCAGTCTTCTTGGTAACGGTCTTCTTTGCGGGGATAGTTGAGCTGGACATTTCTCTTATGACTCTTCCGATGATTATTTCCGGGAGATTCAAACGCACGTGTGGGTTATGATAGTATCACGGAGGCAGTCTTTATATCCCTTTTAATTATTAAAATTGAAATGACATATAAATATAATACAAGTTTATGAAAATAACAAACTATTTCTTTGAGATATCATGCAGACACGATCGAAGACACCCCGTCAGATACCCTTTGCTTCTTCAAACTATACTAACTGGCATGAGCTAGATAATATGCACCTGAAAGGCATACCACATTGCCAAAAGTTCTATGTTGGTCTAATTATTATTATAGTAGTTATGGCTCTCATAGTTTGTGCATATAAGTCTTAATACTTTTATATTTTTTTGAAAAACAAAATCCTTCATAGAGATGGAATGTAAGAACATACGCTCACGACGACATCCTGCGGTGAAATGCAGAAGCCCTGCCACGCATGGAGACTACTGTGGACGACATTACCGCAATCCAACACGGTGGAGACCTGCTATACGTCGCCATTCAACTCTTATTACAGATGAAATGCGTGAAGCTGGAGCTGAAATTGTTGCTGCGTTAAAATTCCGTTGGCGGTTGCGCTCTTTGTTGCGACAAGGTCCTGCTCGATTTTCACGGGATCTATCCAATAATACCACGGATCTGGTGAGTGGTGATGATATAACTACTATCAAAGGATGTAGCTTTTTTTCCTATCGTGATCCATCAGATTCCAATGTCTACAGTTTTGATATTCGCTCGATTCATAGTCTCTTACATCATGCAATGTTAGAGGCAGCAATCCCCCTGAATCCTTATACACGTGCTATTATACCTCCTACAGTGGTTGCAACCTGTATGCGTCATGTGGATTGGTGTCAAAAACGAGGAGTTGGTGTGGAATGGACTCCTCTTGTCCCTCCTACCCCTGAACAGCAATTCACATTACGAATTGTAGAACTCTTTCATGAAATTAATGAATTAAACTATTATAGCAGTCCCGAATGGTTTTTAGGCATGGATGTAGACGATCATCGAATGTATTACCGTGAGTTATATGATATTTGGACCTTTCGAGCCTTTTTATCTGCTGCTCAGAAGAATACAATCGTACCCGATTATCAACGAAAAATCTTTCAACGTAGTCCATTACATATACCAGATACGTTAGAGGCGTTGCAACGATTAAATCGATCGACCATTAAACACATGATTCGATCCGCAGTCAATGTCAATGATCGTATCTTAGGAGCTATGTATGTGATCTCTGCGTTTAC